GTCTTAATAGCTTGTACATCGTTTTCTTTTACTTTAACTGCCAACTTTTCCCAAGCTACCTTAGGAACTAAAACGGCATCCATACTTTCGATTAATGTTATTTCATCAATCTTTGGTTTTCTACCAGCTCCCTCTCTTTTACCACCATTTTGTTTTTTTTCTTCCATCTGAAAAAAGTTGATTAATCACATTGAACAGTATAATAATTCGAGTTATTTATCAATACATAACCATTTGTCGCTGGGAGTGTTGTAGCTTCGGAATATTGAAATACATAATCCCACACCCACGTTCCACCTTGATAACCTATCGGCTTGTAAACGTAGTAAGATTTAATACAGGTGTTACCTTGTGGCTCTACAACCTCTTCGGCTGAACAACTTGTAAAGATTGTTACAAGTAAAATTAAAAGTGTGCGTTTAAAATTTTCGATGTCGGAATGCCAAACTTTTTTTGTGTTTTCGTTTCCTTTTTTTTCTGACATTTGATTGCCAAATTTTACCAAATCTCTTTCGGTAAATAGTCCTAATTTGTTTAATAGTTTTTTCATTGTTTTATTGTTTTTAAAATTGATATTCTTTTAAAATTTCGTTAATTACATCTTCTAATTTATCGTAGTTTTTACCAAACTCACCATCCCATTTTTGCTTTGTAATTCCATCGGTAAAAATAATGCAATAAATATTATCAACTACTTCTATCTTTTCAAATACTACTTTCATATATTTTTATTGCTTTTATAAATTTTTCTTTTGTGTGTTTGTCTTTAGATAATAATTTATGGTATAATTTACCTATTTTCATCTCGTGAAAATAAAGACCTGTATTAGTTTGAGTAACTTTCATATAATTTAATTAAATCATTAATAAATGCTCTTTGATAGTGTACGCCACAGCTTCGGCATTGCCCTGTGTTAACTTTAAATAGTCTTAACCACATTTGCTCCGCTTTCAGCATATCGTTAACTTTATCAATCGGGATTGGAATATCGTTGTACCATTCCAAAAAACGTGCCATAAACTCTTTGTCCTTTTCAGTCATAGGAGATGGACTTTTGAAACCAAATAATCGGTTTAGCTTTTGCTGTCGTTCCTTACAGGCATCACATTGTTCAATTCCTAAAGCGTGAGTTACTTTTGCTATTGCATCTCCAAGCATATTTTTTAAAATTTAGAACAATGTAATCTAATAAAAGGCACTGCATCTTTATACCAATATTTAACACCAGCTTTTTTTACATAATAAATAAAAAACTTATTAAATAAAATAATAGTATAATTTAGATGATGATTTGTGTATTTAAATAGTTTCAAAATATATTTTATTTTTTAAAATATTAAACCTTTTGCAAATTGTTTTATAGGGTATTCCTGTATCACGACTTAGTTTAAGTTTATTACTTCCCTCAAAAGTTTTTACAATTTCATTTTTATCGTTTGTAATCTCTCTGCCAAATAAAGCATCGATTAATCTTTTTTCAAAATTACTTAAATTTTTGTAAACGATTACTTTTGCTGGTTCAATATCTTCAACTAAATTTATAAAGTTATCAGTTGGTATAAATCTATTTTTACCTGTTGATTGCTTAACGCTATCTAAAAAGATAGACTTCATTGTAAAGTAAATGTAACCAGTGTTTACTTCCTCAAACTTTTTACCACTATCGTGTAATTTAATATAAGTATCTTGCAAAACATCTTGAGCAACTTCCTCTGACTTGCAAATAGAGATTGCCATTTTCAAAAGTTGGTCTTGATGTTTCACAAGTTCCTGGAGCATATTACTTTTTAGCTCTTGGTTTTTTTGGTTTGCCGAAACTTTCTATTGAACTTCCGCCATCTATTGGTTCAGTTGTTTCAACTTGCAAAGCTACTACATAATCCTTTTCAATTAATAACTTTGCTCTTTCGTTTGTTACATCGATAACGTCACCGATTTGCATATTGCGGTTCAATTCTTTGTCGGTGTAACTTCTAATTACTTTTACTTCCATAGTATAAATATTTTAAATTTTTAACAAACTTATAAAAAAAAATTATTACATTTACACTTTCATATAATAAGTTTTGATTTTGGTTAATTACCCTCGCAGAAATGCGGGGGTTTTTTGTTGACTACTTATTTATAATCAATATAAATTGTATAAATAATTAATAAAATGTATCTTTATTTAAAAAATAGTTTTATATTTGTACCATAATATTAAAACATAACAATATGGCAAATGACAGAAACGCTGGTGCAAAAAAGAAGTTTCCAAATAATGAAACAGAAATATTGCACGTTAGGAAGATAGTTCCAAAAGGTAAAGCAACGCCTTTAAAAAAAGAGTTGATAGATAAAATTAACCAGCTTCAAGCGGATGCGCTTACAAAGTGCGCAAATGAGGCATTAAAAAGTAAACAAGATGTATAAATTTGAACAAAATCCAGTATTAAAAAATGAAATTAGCATTTATAAAAACAACCAATTAGTAGCTTCTATTAATAAAGCTAATTTTGAAAATGATTATGATGCTTTTGACTTTGCGGAGTATTTAGTAAAAACTTTAAATAATTAATAAAATGAGTAGATTAGAAACATTGCACAACCGATACGAAAGAATAGTAAATAAAAATTATGTCTATTCGGATAAAGTTGATAGATACTTTAAAGTTCTTTACGCTATCAAAGATGAAATGACAAAGGTACAAGCTGAAAATAGACGTAAAAATGCGGAGTTTTCAAACTTCTTAAAATCAACCGCTGGATTAAATGGTTCTCAAATATTAATGGCTTTAAATAAGTAGTTATGAATGATACAGTAATCAAAACTAATGTCGTTTCGAGATTGAAACAGTTAGTACAGGAAATCGAAGAGTTACAAGATTGCAATATTGCTTTCGGGTTATTGTTTGAACAGGAAGTAAAACTAGCAAATTTGCAGATTGAAGTTAACCAAATAATTAAAGAGTTATGACAGCACAAGAAAAGCAAATAGTTATTGAGGTTTTAGATTGGTATAAAAAAATAAGTCCTATTTTGGATAAAAAATATATAGGCAAGTCTTCAAAAGAACTTTTAGAAATTTATATACAAACACTATGATACCACCACCAAAAGACAAAGCAAAAGAATTAGTAAATAAAATGACTGGATTTACATTTGATGATTGTAAATATAATGCATTAATAGCAGTCGAGTTAGTGTTGGAAGAATTGCATTTTTCTGATACAGATTATAATTTAATTGGAAGAATAGATTATTATAGCAAAGTAAAACAAAAAATCGAGAAATCATGACACCACAAGACAAAAAGGAATTGAGATTTATTCTCAAAGCAGGAGCAGAGGCATTGATTGCCTTATCAATAGTATTTTTAATATTAACTTTAATCTTTATATTATGAAAACAGCATTAGATTTATTTATCGAAAAAATCACTTTAAAAAAGACAGAAACGGATTTTTATCTTTATCCAAGAATAAGTTTTGAAGATGTTTTAAAAGCAAAAGAAATAGAAAAGGAGCAACATAAAGAAACATTTAAACAATCAAGAAAAGCAAAAATATTTGAAATTGGTATGCCTCCTGTGTGGGAGTCTTGGGAACAATACAACAAAGAAACTTTTAAAAAATAAAACAATGGATGATTTAATCAAATTTCAAAACGAACAAATACAAGCGTTACAAAAGAGAAACGAGTATTTAGAAAACGAGCTTAAACAAGCTAAACAGATTTTTCAAGACCTTATTAACGACTGGGAAGTAAACGAGGCAGAAGTAGTTGAGTTAAATTTACTCGATAATGATTTTCAAAGTCCAATCGAACAATTAGATAAAATTTTTAAGAATATGTATTAATAATTAAAACTAAAAACAAAACATTATGAAAATTTACAAAAAATTACTAACCATCCAACAAAAGATTAATGGTTTAGGAAAAGACAAAGCAACCTACAATTACAAGTATGTTACAGGTGACAAATTACTAGGAGAAATCAAACCTATGATGAATGATTTAGGTTTGATTTTAAAACAAGAAGTATTAAGCATTGAAAACACAAGACAAGACTACGAAACCAAAAATGGCAGTAAGTCCGAAATACTTTCTAAAGTAATGATGCAATTTACTTGGATTGATTGTGAAACAGGTGAAACCGATGTTAATCTATTTGGTGCAAACGGTCAAAACGATTGGGAGAAAGGTTTAGGAAGTGCCTTAACGTATGCTGAAAGATATTTTTTATTAAAATACTTTCACATTGCTACAGATGAAGATGATATTGATAACGACCAGCGCAAAACAAGCGCACCTGTTCAAGTAAAACAAGTACAACCGATGTTAGACATTGCACGTTTAGAAACTCGTTTAACCGCTTGTACTACAATAGATGAATTAGGTAAAACTTATTTATCATTTACTGCAAGTGAAAAACAAGCTACTGAAACTTTAAAAAATGAATTAAAAGAAAAATTAACACCAACAAAATAATGGGAGCGTCAAAAGAAATATTTGCAATAATGCGGGAGCAGGAGTTCAACGAACTCTCTCCCGAATTTAGAAACAAACTTTTATCAATAGAAGTTAGGGAAGCCAACGAATGGCAAGAAAACCAAGACGATGCTAATTACAGGATGCTTTACAAAGCTAAAAAGAAAGCTACTAAAGATTTACAAGAATATTTATTTAACAAACGACATAATTTAAAAAACAATTAAGATGAGCGAAGTAAACGGAAAAATCCATTTTATTGGACAAACAGAAGTAGTAGGAAGTGCTGGAACTTTCAAAAAAAGAACAATTGTAATTGCAACCGATGAGCAATACAGCCAAAAAATCCCGATTGATTTTGTTCAGGACAAAACAGATATTCTTGACAAGTATCAAATCGGGCAAGAGGTAAAAGTTAGTATCAATATTCGAGGTAACGAATACAATGGAAAATACTATTGTAGTTTAAATGGTTGGAAAATTGAGAAAACCGATATTGCAAACGGTCAAAATATTGCAAACGATACAGCACCTTTTGCTACAACAACAGAATTTAAAGAAGAAGAACACGACGATTTACCCTTTTGAGAAAATAAAAACCTTAAACTATTAATTGAACTTTTTGATTTAGAAGTATGAAAATAGAAATAACAACCTCAATCCTTAATGGTTTATTCAAAAGAAATAGAAATACTGTTATTCAGGCGATTAAATCATTTGAGGGTAAAGAGGTTGTTATAGCTTTTGAGAAGCCAAAAAAGAAACGTTCTAATCAACAAAATAGGTATTACTGGAGTGTTTTAATTCCATTAACACAAAACGCAATTTTAGACACTTGGGGCGAAGTATGGAGTATTGAAAAAACTCATACCTACTTAAAAGAAAATTTTTGCTTTAACGAAAAGGTAAATGAAAGTACAGGGCAAATTATCAAAGTTCCAAAAAGCACAACCGAAAATACAACAACCGAAATGGAAGTCTATCATACTGAAATTAGAGAACATTTAAAAGAATGGTTTAATGTAGATGCACCGCTTCCAAATGAAGATTTAATTTTAAAATTATGAAACATCAAGAATACCATCTGCAAAAAGCAGTTTGTCAATACTTAAATTATCAATATCCAAATGTATTTTATTTGTCCGATACGGTAGCAAGTTTAAGCTTAACACCAGCACAACAAAAGAGAAACAAAGCAATACAAAAGAGTGGTTTTCATTGCCCTGATTTGCTAATTTTAGAGCCAAATAGCGTTTATAAAGGATTGTTTATTGAGTTAAAGATAACAACACCATACAAGCGTAATGGCGAGATTAAAGCATCACAAAAAGACCATTTAAAAAACCAACTTGAAACTATTTTAAAACTAAACGAAAAGGGATATAAATCATTTTTCGCTTGGGATTTTGAAACAATAAAAAAAGAAATCGATAAATATTTAAAAACTTAAATTATGAAAATTACATCACCTATTCAAAAAAGACTTATTAAGCACTTCTTATCAGGAACGCCTTTAAGCATCAAGAACATTTGGCTAATTAAAGCTTCCAACTGTTCACGTGAAATCCGCAGAAACTTTGAAATACCTTTCGGAGTTGAATTAAATCGAAAAACTATAACCTGGAAGGATGCTTATTCTGATGGATGGTATTTTGAATATTCCTTAAAAAATTCTGATTATGAAAAAATCAAAAATTTAGTTGATTTATTCGATTAATTTTTTATCTTTGTAAAAGTTACGCTTCGACATTATAGTAACATTAAGATTTTATACAACCCAGTATTTGAAAAGGAAGTCGAAGCCCTTAGTAAAATATTGGGTTTTGTATTTATTTATATTTATATTATGGCTAAACTTGGATATACTTGGTACCCTAAAGATTGGGGAAATTCAGAAAGTGTTTTTGAACTTAATTTATCGGAACGTGGTTTATATCGTGAATTAATTGATTTAGCAATGTTAAACGATAATAAAACAGATATTAAACTTGAAGTATGGAGCAGAAAATTTGCAATTAGTGTTGATGAATTAAAAGCAATTTTAGGGCGTTTAATGCATTTTGATTTAATTATAATTAAAGGTAACGATTTGTTTATTCCTAGCTGTGAAAGTCGTTTAAATTTGTCTAGAGGTGGTAAAAAAGGAAGCCCTACTGAAACCTCTTTAAATAATTTATTGAAACCTACCTCGAAACCTATATCGAAACCTACCTCGAAACAAATAGAAAGAGAAATAGAAACTAAAATAGAAATAAATAAAGAGATTTTTAATGAGTTGTTTATTTCTGAAAGTTGGATTGAAATAAACGCAAAAAACAATCGAACTACTCCTGATAAAGTAAAGCTATATTTAACTAAATTCAATAACAACTTAATAGCACAAGGCGAAAAAAAAAATAATAAGCGAGAATATCAATCCCACTTTGCCCGATGGCTACCGATTGAATTAGCAAAAGAAGTAAAAGATAAGCCTAAATTTATTCCATTAATATGACAATAGAAAAATCTTTCGAGTGGTTGTTTAACAGGTTTAAATCTACTCAAATAAAACCCTGTAAATTTGATTTTGAATGTATCACATTTTTAGCAGAATGGGTAAATAGGCAAAAGCAAATTAATAAGCAACAAAATGTATTATTTGCTAAATTATACTGCTATGTTTTTATACAAGAAATTAACCATTATAAAGATATTCCTTTCGCAAAAAAAAGAATGAATGATATTTTGAAATTTCCTTTAGATTTACATTATGAAAAGTTTGCGCAAAAATTAAACGATTTAGAATTTAATAAATATCTTTATTCAAAAGGCATTAATCCTGAAAGCAAACACTACATTGAATATCCTGATGAAATCGAAAAGCTAAAAGAATGTACTGATTTTTTTAAAAACGTAAACAAATGGACTTTAGAAGAAGTTACCAAATCTTTAGATGCAACAATAACTGAAAGCATAAACAATTTTAATAATTTACAATGATTGAAATACCAAAATTTGAGGATGTTTTAAAAACAGAAAATGTAGATTATTTATCTATGCTGGATGAGTGTTATGTGGATTTAGATTTAGAAATCGAAAAGCCAAAAATACTGCTTTCAGTTGGTGAACACGAATACAAAGGTAATATGTACCCAACACCTGTAATGACAGAGGGAGAATTTTCAGCTATTATAGCACAATCAAAAGCAAAGAAATCATTTTTAAAATCCGCTTTACTTGGGTGCTACATTGGTGGAAAAGCTAATTTGTTATTTCCAAATATAAAAAGCCATCGACATAAAGAATTTGGTATTGCGGACTTTGATACTGAACAGGGAAAATACTATACTCAAAGGACTTTTAGACGTATACAGGATATGACTGGCGCAAAATATGTAAACTATAAAGGATTTGCAACACGACATAAATCAAGTCAAGAGCGGTTGTTTATGATTGATACACTTTTGAAAAATCAGAAACGTTATTTTACCGAAGATATAAAACTGCTTTCTATTGATGGAATAGCTGATTTAGTTGAAAATACGAATGATATTGTTATGAGTAAAGAAGCTTCTGATTATATCTTAAAATGGTCTTATGAGTACAATTTACACATTACTACAATTATTCACAAGAGCGGTTTAACTGGTAAACCCTTAGGGCATTTGGGAACTTATGTTTTGAAAAAAGCAGAAACAGTTATTAATTTAGAAGTTGAAGCTGATGGAACTGTTAAAGTTAATAATCCCTACTCCAGAGGTTACCAATTTGATGAATTTGCTTTTGATATTAATAAACATGCTTTGCCTTATTTACTTGATAACTTTAAATTATGATGTACACGATAAACGATATAGCAAAAGTATGTGGGGTAAATTATGACACTATAAGCAGAATTGTAAAATTCCACAACTTAAAATCAACGCCATTATACGGTGATAAATACTTGAAAAAAGCTTACACCTTTCACCAGATATTTATTATTCAGAAATCTTTACAACAGGCAAGTAATAAACATATTTCTTTTGACCTTGAAAATGAAGAGGTGTTTATAATTTACCAAAGTAAAGTTAATTTAGAATGATTATAAATTACACTATAATAGTTTTAGTGTCATTTTAATTATTATTTTTGTAAAAAAAAGATATGGCAAGACCGAAGTTTGAGAATAGAGAAAAAGTAAAAGAGCGTGTAACTATATTTTTTGAATTGGAAACGATTAAAAAATTAGGCAAGAAAAAGATTAGAGAAATAAGTAGGAAAGCTGTTAATGAAGTTATGAATTAACTTGTAAAGATTTTTTACAAGTTCAAAATTAATTATAAATCAAACCAAAAGCCACAATATCGATTACCTGCTGTTATGGTTAGTAATATTTAAAAGAAAGGAGAAGTTGCCGAATTAAAAAGTAAAAAAATAGAATACTCAAAAAGCGTTTAAGATTCCGCTTAAAATAGAATCTTATAAATTGCGGGATAGAGCAGAGGTAGCTTGTTAGGCTGATTTCCTAAAGGTCGGAGGTTCGATTCCTTCTCCCGCTACAAATTATTAACCATAACGGTTTTCGGCTTTGTCGTCGTTGTGGCGAGCCAAAAACTAAATAACCAAGTACAAACTAATCTTAAATTTAAAACTATGCTTAAAGACACAAAACCAACATTAAATGAAGCCGAAAACGGCAATAAGTCAAAACCACTGTTATGTGATGGCATTTTTGTAGGACAGAAAGTTATTGATAAAGATGGCGATAAAGGAACGATAACAGAAATAGAAAATATCTATAATATCTATGTTAAATATGATAATGGTGGAAGTGGTATTTCTTGTTTAAATGGTTGTTGCAACGACAGGTTGTATGCTATTATATAACGTATGTGGCTTCACGAGGTTGTTGCCGATTTAAAAACAAACTTAATAAATAATAACTAAACTATAAAATTATGACTGAACTTTCAAAAAATGCGGAAAGCAACAATCTTGTGAAACCGCTGTTAGCAAATCGGCTTTTAAAATTTAGGTTTTGGGGCAATTTTGGCGAACTTAACTATGAAGAAGATATTTGTGAAATGGAAATGCTTTATGGAGATAGATTTTGCTTTTTTGAAAGCGAACCTATAAACGATTTGTTTGCTTGTAGAAATTTTCAAGTTATGCAATTTACTGGATTAATTGATAAAAATGGTAAAGAAATTTATGAAGGCGATATTGTAAAAACTAATTATGGAAAAATGGGTGTAGTTAAGTTTCATAAAAAAACAGCTTCTTTTATTATTAATGATAATGAGCATTTTAATTGTCAATTATATCAAGAAATGCCATATTTAGAAATAATTGGCAACATTTACGAAAAACCTTAATTATTTCAATCTAAGTCCTAAGCTGTTTGCTAACGTTTTGCAGATTTGCGTTCGGTGGCGCATTGAACCACCACAGTTGATTTTAAACACTAAACTTAATGATATGACAGAACATAATTTGAAACACGAAACCGCCACTGACGCAAATGTGCTGTTAGGCATCAGTAAAAAGCCTTTACCGATTGCTTTAATAGGTGCAATTTATGTAGCTAAGGGTTGCGACCCTGACGATGTTGCAGATGTAACATATAATGCTTTAAAAAACGGATTGAATTTAGCAGATGAACTTTATAATGCTTTTTATTGTGCCTAACGTTTTGCAGATACACGCTGTGAGCGTTGGATTGAGGGAGGGAAAATAGCGTGTATGTGCTGTTATAAGCTGCCCTTATTGAATGATTATTAACAATTAAATAAATAACAAAATGGAAATTAAAGTAAGAAGAACACACGCCTTTGTAGAATTAAAGGTTGATGAAATTGAAACAACTATTTTTAAATCAAGTCCAAAAGAAATGGAGGATATGATTAACCACCTGTTAAATGTCGTAAATGATTTAGCAAGTTATACAGATAAGTCAGTTCAGGAATTTGTCGAAGAAGGCGGTTTTTAGGGTTGCTTATAACGTTTCGCCCGCTTGCATTAGTGGCGTGCCTAAAACACAAACGATTACAAATATAAACAAAACTTTAAATTAAAAACCTGTGCCATTGCAAACATTACGCAAGCAAAGCCATTGATGCAAACGGCTGTTGTGCGATGGTGCTTTTAAATATTAACTTATAAATAAAAAATTATGACTGCAAAAGAATTAAGAATTGGGAATTTAATAGATAAAAATAATGAAATATGCGAAGTTTCATCTATTCATTCAGACAGTACAATTAGGATTTTTAATAATGATAAAACAGATACCTTTGGCTGTTTTGCATTAAGAATTTTTAATCCAATCCCACTAACAGAGGAATGGCTGGTTAAGTTTGGGTTTAAAAAAAATGGTGATTGGGCAGAAATTAAAATACCAACAAGGGCAAAAATAGGATTTTTTAATTGGAATAGTGCTGAATGCGATTTGGTTCAAGATGGTAAGTATTATGCTTTTAAAAACGGTCATATTAAATACGTTCACCAACTTCAAAACCTTTATTTTGCTCTAACTGGAGAAGAATTAGTTGTTTCTGATATTGTAAATGAAACTTTACAACAAAACACTGTTTCATGTTTAAATTGCCCTACTTGCAATGGAGATAGTTGGATGCAAAATTCAATACAATCAGAAAAGAAATACTGCAAATGTGGTGCTATTTTTTGATAAGAATTAGTCGTTTCTGATGCGGTTTCCTAGCATCTCGCACAACGGTTCTCGGCTTTGGTTTCGGCTTGTGAAAGTACAAAACCAATTTTCGGATTAACAATTAAAAAACAAACACAAAATGACTAAAGAAATTAACCCAAGCGAAAAAGCTGAACCCAAAACCGATGTTACCAGTAGTGTTTCTCACGAAAACTGGTTATTGAAGTTTAATAAGACAAAAGAAGGAAAGATGTTTAATCTTAATCACGAATTTCAAAGTTTAAATAGTCCGCTTTCAACAGGTAGCGTTGATTATTTGTCTTACTTGTCAAATGCTTTATGGATTTCCGTGAAAGGAACTAAAATGCAAAATGATGCTAAAGAAATGATACAAGTTATTTGTCCGAGTTTTTTTAGCGATGTTGCTAAATAACATTACTGGTAACGTAAAAGCATTGGCGATGTTGCCGATTTTGAAAAACTAAAGTTCAGTATGAGTACACAGTTTGATTTATTTACAAATGACCAGGATATGCACGTCAGCGGCAATATTGCCAATGCAGTGTTACCGGCTGGCGTTCGTGTTCTTGTTGCTTGTGAGGAAAGTCAGGCCACAACAATAGAACTGCGTAAACTTGGTTTTGATGCTTATAGCTGCGACTTGCAAGATTGCAGCGGCGGACACCCTGAATGGCACATAAAAGGCGATGTTTTGAAAGTATTAAATGACGGCTGGGATATGATGATAGGACACCCGACTTGCACCTATCTTACAAATAGTGGTGTGTGCTGGTTGTGGAATAAAGACGGAAGCAGGAATGAAGAAAGGTGGAAAAACTTAAAACAAGGTGCTGAATTTTTCAAAGCCTTATTAAATGCTCCAATACCATTGATAGCTATTGAAAACCCTATACCACACAAATATGCAGTGGAATTGATAGGCAGAAAATACGACCAGTGCATACAACCTTATCAGTTTGGGCATACTGAAAGCAAGGCAACTTGTTTTTGGCTGAAAGGATTGCCAAAACTGAAACCAACAAAAGACGTAAAAGATGAATGGAAACGATTACCGAAAAACGAAGCACAAAGACTTCACTACTTGCCACCTGGACCAGAACGAGCAAAACTCCGGTCAAAGACATTTAAGGGTGTCGCAGAGGCTATCGCATTGCAGTGGGGTCGGTTCGCTTGCCGGTAACGTTTCGCAACTACACGTCTGTTGCGTAAAAACACAAAGCCATCTTTCAGTTTAACACGGAATTGAAAGGTACAAAACAATCACTAAATTAATCACAATGTAGCAATAGCGTGTAATTGCTGTTATAACTCGTTTTTATTATGATTTCAAAAGCACAAGAACACGAAATAAGAGCTAAAAATTTTATTGATGGTGTTATAGAAAAATCAAAATTATCTTATAATACTTTGATGGTAAATTTAAAAAATAAAAAAGAAGATTGGGAAAGCGAAAGTTTTAAATTATCTTTTATTAATCTATTCGATATGACAAGCGAAGAGTACAATAGGAAAAATTATTTAAATGCATTAATTAATTATGCAGAAAGATTATTGTTTAAGCACAAATATAATTCAACTAAAAAAGAACAAATTGTAATTACAGGAAATAATCTATCTGTTAGCACTCGGTAAAATGAGTTATAACGTTTTGTGGCTACACGATTTTGCCAAATATACAAAATTAAGTTTTGGTTAAGCAATGAATAAAACAAATACAAAACAAACATTAAATCAAGCCAAGAGTGGCAATAGCGTGTAACCGCTGTTGTGCGATGGTGCTTTTAAATATTAACAATTAAATTTTTATATTATGAATGAAAAAATAATATGTTCAGCAGTTTGGTATCCTAATATAATTCTGCAAAAAGTATTTCCTTACAATGTTTTACCAGCTAATTGCGATAGAGGATTGGTTTTTTGCGGCTATCGACATGCACAATGTATTTACACTAAATGTTCAATTACTGGTTGGAATGATGGGGAAATAGAAAGTGGTGAAAGCATTCAAGGATTTTTAACCAATAAAAATAATTTTGTTACTCGTGAAGAAGCATTAATTATTGCTTTACGTGAAAATCAAGTTAAAGATATTTCACAAATCAGAGGTAATAGATTATTTTCTGAAGACTTATACTAGCATCTCGCACAACGGTTCTCGGCTTGGCGAGGTTGGGGACTTAAAAGCACAATCGCTCAAATTAATTACAAACTTTAATAAATAGAATAAATGAACAATTTAGAACAAAACCCCCAATCTTGCCAAGCCGATGTTAGTGGCTGTGTTTCAGGATTACCCGAAATTGGAAAAACTTATAATTGCTTTGACGATGGAAAAATTAGAGAAAGTAGAATGTATCAAGTTACAATTGACGAGATTATACCATTTGAAAAAGCTAATAATGAATTGTTAAAATTATGGGAAGAAGAAGGATTGCCAAGCGATTGGTTATTTGAAAAAACTGATTATTTTATTAAATTCACAAGCACTGAATTTAAAAATGAGCCAAAAGGAGTATTTGCAAGAACAAAAAACGGATGGTGGTTTGGTTTAGGCAACTATTGGAATAGTGGTCGATTAGATATTGATGGCTCTTTAACCGAGAGTTTGTCAACATAGCCACTAACGTTTTTCAGCTACCAGAAGGGCGGGATTTAGAAAACGAAATTATCAATTTAAAAATAAAATTATGTTAGAAAACGAAAATATCAATGAAACACAGAACCCCGCCTTTTTGGTAGGTGCTGTTAGCGGTTCGTTGCTTTCCGATAAGGATATTGAGGAATATGCCTTTGAAAAGTATCATGACGTAGAAGATAGTAGATGGTTTGAGCCGTTGCAGGTTGGGGCAAAATGGTCAAGAGATACATTGATTGCTGAAATTGAACGGAGGCAACAAATGATAATTTCTGAATCTGATGGAATTGTCCGTGAAACAATGATTGCTAATTTGTTGGTTGGTCTGCAATGACCGCTAACGTTTTGCATATTTATGAAGTGGCGGATTTTGAAAACGATTTTTTCAATTAGTACAAAACTTTATTTGATGCAAGAAGTATCAATTTAGCACTAAACCCGCCATTTCATAAATATGCTGTTATGTGAGGTGCTTTTTTCAAACAATTTAAAAACAATAATATGTCAAGAACAATAACAGAAATACTAAAAGAAGCTGATGCAACAAAAGATTTGCAAGGCTTAATCAATCTTTGGAATGAGATTGCAAACAATAAAAAGCAATATCCATTAACTCAAATTTGGTTTGCGAATGAACATATCAGAGAATTGTCTTTAAAGTCAAATGGTCAAGATATTGACAAGGGCAAGTTTTATTATGAATTAAAATCTCAATATACAGGCGTTTCTTAGCATCTCACATAACGTCCGTCGGCTTTATTTCAGTGCCGTAATTCAAAACTGAAATTAACAAATAAACACAAAACTTATGAATAGCGAAAACACTCCCGATAATAACCAAGCAAAGGCATTGAATAAAACCGATGTTAGTGGCAGTCTTACTATACAAGAAGTAGCTGCTAAATATGGTAAAAGGGTAAAATGTTTATTTTTAGATTACGATAACGAGTGGAAAGAAAAAGAAGTTACAGTTACAGCTTCTTTTTTAAAAGATTTAGAGCAAGGTGCTGTTAAAGATTGCCACTAACGTTTTGCAGATAAGCGAAGGCGCAAATAGCGTTGGCTTGTGCGAGGGAATTTGGGCTTTTGCTTATGTGCTGTTATCGGCTGCCCTTCTTTCAAACGAATTATTAACAATTAAACAAATAAAAAAATGATTACAAAAGGGAAATTTAAAGATGGTACAATCGGTTGGAAAGTAGATAACCGAGAAACTAATGGCGTAAAAGGTTTTGAAATACATTGGTCAGACGATGGCGAATGTGTAACAGACCACGTTTACGAAAGGTCGGATGCTGATTTAATAGCCGCTGCACCTGAATTACTTATTGCTTGTGAAAACGCTTTAAGAGATATACACAAGTTAAACGCTCAACTTATTGCAGAAGGTAAGCACGGATATATTCTTATGGAAAATGAACTTAATAATGCTATCAAAAAGGCATACGGAGATGTCGTTCGATAAGGTTGCCGATAACGTTTTGCAGGTAAACGGCTGTTGTGGTTTAGTACTCCATAACTTTCGGTTAAGCAATAAACACAAAAGTACAAAATAAATTATAAATCAACCCCGAAGCCACAATAGCGATTACCTGCTGTTATCACTTCGGCTTAATTCTGAAAACAATGCAAACAAATTTTAAAATTCTAACCTACGCAAGTAGATATGTTGACGTAAATAGATTGAACGAAGGTATTTATGAAACTGCTATTCCTTTTTTATATCACAGTGAAACAACGATTGATGAACTGGTGAAAAGAGCAGAAAATGTTAGATACATATTGGGGGATGACCGTATTAATGGAAAATATTTTGAAATGCTAAAACAATGTATTTTACTCGATTTTAAGTTAGTTGCCCAAGCTGAGTGATAACGTTTTGCAGATAAGCGAAGGCACAAATAGCGTTGGCTTTAGCGAGGGATTTGGGCTTTTGCTTATGTGCTGTTATAACCAGTGCTTTTTTACAAACTAAATAAATTAAGATGAAAAAAATAATTATCAAAACAGACAAACATTGCGGTTTTTTAAGAACAGAAGCCGTTTCAAAAGCTATCGAGTACGAAGAAACTTTAATGAAAGACCGAAAAGAAGGTATTTATAACTGTGCTTTGTGGATTAAGAAAGGAACACAAACTGAATATAGATTTGTTGTTTACCATACTAAAACCGCAATTGTTGTTGATGTATGTGTCGCATAGCATTGGTTATAACGTCCGTCAGCTTGGCGAGGTTGCGGACGATTTAAGACTGAACACGCAAACACAAAATTAACTTTAAATTTAAAAAGAATGATTTCAAACACAAAATTAACCCGCAATCTTGCCAAGCTGATGTTAGTGGCTGTTTTATTTGTCGGGTGCGATACAAAAGAAAATTTAACTTATGATAGCGGGGAATACAAAACATTTTCAGCTATGTTTAACCAATGCAAAGGAGAAACTGTTGTTATTGGTATAAGCGAAATAGCTGGCTCAATGAGTTACGCAAAGATTAATATAGTCGTAGTTGATTCTACAAACAAAAGTTTTTCTTGTAGAATAGGCGGTGATTTAGGTTTAAAAATTGGCGATACTATTAAGTTTTCCAAAAATAGCCACTAACTACGTAATATACGCATAAAAAATAATATTTTCCTTTGTGAACTATGAAATTATATGACAAAATACAAACATTTACAACTGATGATTTTCAGAAACAACAGTTAAATCAGCTTAGAAAAAATAAGGTAAATGTAAGTAAGTTTATAAGAGATGCTGTTAATGAAAAGTTGGCAAAGGAAAATATTTTAATCCAAGACAAAAGAAAAAAATATACAATCCAAGATTTGAAAGATAGTTTTAAACAAAGTATTTTCTAAAGTAAAAGTAAGCTGGAATTAAAAGCAATAGCAACCACAAAAAATTGAAAGATTGCTTTTCCGTTACTTTCACCTCAACTGTTTTAGAAGTTTTATCTTTAGTGCCTTGTTTAACGTATTTCTGTTCGATTTGCGACACTTTATTAGTTTTGTCAACAATTATATTGTTTTTCTTTTTTGAGTGCTTTATTTTAACGTTTTTGAACGTTTGACCATTTACTATAAAAGGTAAAGTGTTATCGATTGGAATGTACTCGATTTCATTACTTGTTGAACTGTCAACTATTTTAGTATTCATATCAACTTTTGTAACAGTCTTGGAAGTATCTACTTTGGTAGTTTCTGAAACTGTTTCTATTTTAGTTTCTGATTTGTTTACTTTTCGGCTGGAGCAAGAAGTTAAACAAACTACTATAATTATTGCTATAATAAATATAATAATGATGTTATCGTTTCTGTTTGGTGTTGTTGTCATTTTTAAGTACTTTAATGTGTTGGTTTTAAATTTTTTAACATTTGTTTCCCTCATTGATAAGGGAAAGGATTTTATAAATTTTTATATTCAAATTTAGCATCAAATGAAGGACAAGCTTTTACAACACCTTTAAAATCTTTATGACCTTGAACAATAGCATTTGGAAATTGTTGTTTAGCTTGTTTTATTAGCTGTTCAAGACTTTCTTTTTGTTTGATAGTTCTTGTGTCTTTTGTTTTTCCCAAAGCATCTACACCACCAATATAACTGAAATGAATGCTATTAGCATTAAAACCTTTTACTCCGTTTGTAGGGTTTTCGTATTTCTCTAATTCGTGAATAACACCATTTGCATCTATTAATCTATGATACCCTACTGTTTTCCATTTAAGCGTATTTTTCCAATGATTTAATATTGATTGTTTCGTTGCGTTTGGCTGAGTAGCCGTGCAGTGAATAACTATGTAATCTATTTTTCTCATTTATTCAAGTTTTTATATTCAATCAATTCTTTTTCTAATTTTTTAATATGTACTTCTAAATCTTTACATCTTTTTTCAACTTTTGAAATTTGCTCTTTTAGTTGTTGATTTTCTTTTTCAATTTCAAAATATTTTTTCATCCAAGAGTCTGACCTCTCTACTTCTAAAGCATAATTTACAGAAATTTGGTCAAACTTGTTTTGAAGATTATCAATGGAGTTTCTTAATCCGTTTACTTTTTCCCGATAATACTGCCTTTCAGACTTTACTTCATTTTTAATAGTTTCTAATTCTTTTCTATATTCTTCTCTTTCGGTTTTAAAATCAGCTTCTTTTAATAAAAGAAATTCACGAGTATTTTTTGCTAAATCAATTTGGTCTTTTTGTACTTCAATTTCTCCTTTTTTCAATTCTACTTTCTTAGCTTGTTTTCCACCAAATATCCAAGCTATTGGAATAGATAAAGTACTTACAAGCGCAACCCAATTTTCTAACAACCAACCCATTATTTTTTATTTTTAAAAGCGTAAACATTATCCAAAACAAACAAACTCAAACAGAAATAGAATAAATGAGTATTTATAAAAATTATGTTTGGAATAAATAAAATTAAGAAAGTCCCAGCAGTAAATCCAATCCAAGATAAATTACCGTCTGAATTGCTTACTTTGTCACCAAAAAATATATTACGCAATCCCTCGTAACCGTGACCTAATCCGAAGCCAATCGCACTTAGTACAAATCCTAAGACTATCTTTTGCCAAGTCCATAAGTCCAAGTCAAGTAATCCTAAACCTTTGTATGCAAGTGTTAAAAACCCCACTACGTGCATTACGTTTCTAAATTGATGGTAGATTGTTTTCATATTAAATAGTTTTCAATTTTTCAATAGTTTCTTCTATTTCCAATATTTCAGTATCTACCTTGTTTACTATTTCATCGTTCCCCAACTCAATATTAGAATTTCGATAACTTTTAAGGTAGTTTAACCTTGTTTCGCATTGCTTAATTAATTTCTGTATCATTTTTTTAAGTATTAAAGTTAGATTACCATTTGTCGGTACATAAGTGTAGATGAGTTGATTAGCATATACACATAGTGTATTTCTGTTGCTCCATCGTAGTAGCATGCATCAAAAGCGGTATCACCTACTACACCAGCACCTTGCACGACTGGCATTGTTGTCCAACCCATCATATTTTGACCAGCAATATCGTACTCAAACCAACGATTATTGTTGTTGATTTGTATGTATAATTTATCACCTATGTAAGTGTACTTACTTCCTGTACCAAATGCCTCAACTGCGGGAGAATAAAGCACCCCCGACACCCAAGTGTTCAAAGCAATATCGTAGTAATCAAGCACCGCACCATTCCCTCTAAATGAGTAAATCCTTTGTCCGTTAATGATTGCATTTTCGGCAGTCCACGCACTATTTGTAACACCATATACCCAATGAGCTGACATACCAGCGATAGGTGCGCCTGCTCTTGCCGACGTTGGTGCTAATGTACTCCAAGTATTAGCTGAAATTGAATAGCGATACATTGTAACTGCGTTGTTACCCATATAATAAAGAAAATCATCATTACCCTCGATAGAATAAACAGACGTTACATCGGGCTGAGTAGTCCAAGCTACACTTGTTGTTAGAACCGTTGCTGTGTTTGATGCAATAGTTCTAATTTGTCCTGCGCCAGTCCCCGATACAATTCTAACTTGACTATTTGCCCATTGATTTGTTGCCCACGCTTTACCGATATTAGTAAGGGTTGACGCGCCTCCTGCCGTTGCTGTTCCTGTTGCAAACGCTTTATAATCGGTATTTAACCAACTTGGTGTGCTTATCAATTTTCCGTCTGATGCAAGTGAAGCTGGTAATCCTGTATGTTGAAGAGTTACCCAAGTGTTTGTAGCAAAGTCATATTTTTTAAATGAACCCGATGCGATTGTTCCCGAACCTACAACATACCAAACAGGCGTACAAAGTCTGTAAACTGTTGACGATGTAAATGCTGATGCTTGTGTTGCTACTGTGATAGTTGCGTTTGCTCCTACTGTATTACTAACTATTGGAAGCGTTACACCTGCGTTTGGTCCTGATAAGATATGAACAGAATAACCTGCTAAAGAACGAGCCAAAGTCTGATTGGTTATAATAGTAGATGTCGTTCCACCCGTTGCAGTTAATGATGAAGCTACTGCTGTCCCTGCTCCAAATGAACTTGCTACACCTGATGCACCTGCTGCTAATGTACCCGCAAGTGATGGAGATGGAAGTTGAATCCACCCATCCTCTAAAGGACTGTAAAGATATGCAACCGTTAGGGATTGAACATACAACTGTTGCTGTCTAAAGTGTCTTGATGAAGCAATAAATGAACCTGCTACTGTTGCTACTGGTGCTGGTGTTAATTGCTCCCATCTTTTTAAATCTAATAATTTTCTATTCCCGTTTGTTGTTGCCATTGTTATGTTATGTTACGTTTATATTTCTTCTTAAATTATCTGCTGTGTTTCTTTCAAGTGATATAATTGCTGAGTTAGCATTTTGCCCTCCTAATTGCGCCATATTAGTTACTGTCGTTACTGTTGATACTGTTGATAAACTGCCCGATACGGGTTGAGTTACCCTTGACCCATCAACAAACAAATTACCATTTACAGGGTTTACTTGCGCTAATCCAATAGTTCTATTAAGCGATTGAATACCCATTCTCATAGCTTGTATAGCTTGAATTAGCTCATTATTAGTTATAGCATCATCATTATCATAAATGACTTGTAATAAATCATTTGATGACATTGCACTTGTGTTATAATCTAATGTAATAATGGTATTATTAACCGCTGTAAATCCTGTTAATGGATTTGCTACATTGTAAATAATGACATTGCTATTGATATTGATAATTGCTACCAATCTTTTAATATCAAATTTTTGAATATCTAATAAATTGATAGTTCCAACTCCAGAAGCTCCTGGAGTAAAAATGTAATTTGGTGTTATAAATGATTTCATATTTTTTTATTTTTATCCGAAAATTAATGAGTACCCTATTGCTTCTTCTGCTGTAATGCCACTGCCCGATATTACTATATCGCCACTTCCTAAAATGCTATTTCCGTTTATTGTTTTAATGTTTGTGCCACTTACTAAAGTATCTTGTTTGGAAGTTGCTAATCCACTGTATTGACTATTTGTTGCATCATCGCCTGTATTATTTCCACTTAAAGTTGTAATTCCTAAAATGGTTTTTATTCGTGTAACATCAAAGTAAGATAAAATTACACTCCAAACAGGAAACTTTACACTACTTGCGCTGTCACTCGTTGAAGTGGATTTGTTTGCGCTATCTTCTGGAGTAAAACCTAAACTGTTTTGCTTTAAATTTAATGCTGTTTGAGTAGCGGTTGAAACTGGCTTATTCGCATCGCTTGTGTTATCAACGTTACCTAATCCAACTGCTGATTTGTCTAAAGTTTGAAAGGTTTTGTCACCTCTATAATATTGTCCTGTTGTCCCTGCTGTAATTGTTGGTTCTTTAGTAGCCAAAGCATCAAACACACCATTACTACTTACTGCATTGCTACTGCCATCGGTAGGGGTTGCATCGATGGTTGGAATATCGTCAGTAGTTGCAATAATAGCATCTGCTGTTAATATTGGAGCTTTTAAAACTCTTTGTACTAAAGTTGGTACTGCATCAGAAGCTTGTGTAAGGTTTATTGAATAACTACCCTCTAAAGTATTAAATCTTGTTATGGAATTTACATCAAAAGCATTTCTAATAATATCAGATGAAGCAATATCTCTCTTGCTAACTTCTATATAATTTGGAGTAATTTCACTTATATACTCATCAGTTTCATCAATAATTTTTACTTTTATGTGTTGGGTAGTTTCATTACCTTCATCCGTTACTTGTTGAAGGTTTTGCGAACCGCCCCCGCTTTGAGTATTGACATTAATTACAGTTATATTATCAACTGTATTAATCGTTACTTCTTGAATGGTCGGTGTTACGTTTATGTCTATTATTGTACTCATTGCGTAATGGTATTAATGACTTGAAATAAACCACCAACCCAAGTGTTAACAGTATTATCTGATAAAGTGATTTGAATGTCGTATTGATAATTTCCTGCAGGAATAGAAATAATTTGCTCGTTAATTTTAAACTGTCCATTAACCGCATTGGTTATGGTTATTCCAGCACTTGCAACACTTGTTAAAGTCAAGGCAGGAAGTGAACAGGCATCTTTTTTAATATCCATTTTGATAACCGCTCCCGTTAAATTCAAAGCCACGTTATCAATTAATATCTCAAAAGGATATTCATTAAATGTGTCGCCCCTTAACGCTTGTATGTTCAATTTGCCTATCATCTTGCTCTTGTTTTTTTAAATAAACTTCTAATAATTTACTGTTTTTAACCTCTTTTACATTCGGTTTCTTCTCATTTGCCATAATACGTATTCATCTTCGGTTATTACTTGGCTTGGCATATACCAACCGCTATTACTCGCTCTTTGTGGATTGACTATATTATCTGAACTGCTTACATACTCGGGTAAATCATTTTTGCAAAGCCATTTTTTCATTCTCTCAGCGTACATATCAGCTTTCAATCGCATTTCATTTGTTAAAGTTGATAGCATCTTTTCACTTGGTGCAGTTGTATTGGCTGGTGTTGGCATTGTAATACCATTGTTACCTATTGCAAAAGCACCGATTTTAAGATATTCTGTTGCGCTCTGTCGGATTAAAAAAGGTTTAATATAGTCATTGTACAAAGTTAGATAAAGTCCGCTTAAATCGTCATTCTCAAAGTCAGTTTCTATTTTAGCGTACAAAGTTTCACCTAATAATTCTTCCAACCTTGTGGCTTGTGCGTCAAGTGTACATTGACGTAATTTGTCAACGTCAATATTCCCACCTAATAAGGTATTCTTTGTAATATCGTTATCGTTTAAAAGTATTATCATCTCGAGTGTGGTGTTTGCCCCGCTATTCCTGATGCTGGTAATTTTTTAGCATCATCAATAGCGATTGGTGATTTTGTATCTACTTTAATATCTTTTTTTCTGAAAATTAATTTTTCCCAATAGTGCTTACAAGTTCCACCAGGATGGTTTGCGCTTAATAATCCACCACCTTTGTATAACCAAATTGAATAAGGATTATCAGGGTTGGGGTGCATTCCAAAGCCGGGGTTAACAACTACGCTTCCCATCGCTTCAATGTCCTCACGTCTGTAAATCTTATTAGCTTTCATCATCTTTACACAAAATTCTCTCTCGGGTGCAATATTCCCAGCGTATCGGTAACGCACCAAATTATATTCAGTATCGTAAATTGATTTTCTATTTGGAAAAGCTACACCTGTACTTGTGGCTAATTTAATTGCATCTTCTTCAGCATAATCAACTGGTTTAACGCTTTCTAATTCGTAACCATCGATGTCTATATCTTCACCTAAGTCGATTAATAATTGAGCTGATAAAGATAACTGTTCGCTTGGCTGTACTGCCTCAACTTTTGGTCGTAAACTCAAAAACTCTAAATTAGTTTGAACACCCACCATCGATGCAATTTGTTGAAACGCATCTAAAATTATTTCCTGTTTTGGTTGGATAACGTTCATCATACTTTCATCAAAAGCCATTTGGATTTCATCGGCAGTCGAACTAAATCCGCTCCCTGTTGAAATACCTATCATAGACTTGCTTACTAATTTGTGAGCAGTACAAATATTATCTTGAGCGTGTTTTGAAACAAACTCGTATTGCTGATAACCATCAACTATTTGGATTTGCTCTACTGTCGTTGCATTTTCTTTGTTATCGTTAAATGCAATTACAACCGCCCCAGCGTTATCTGTTCCTGTTGCAGTACTTTTATATTGTCGACTTATTTTGCCTCGTTCTTCTTCACTTTCTGGAATGCCATTGTTTACATTTATAATCGTGCCTACTGAAAATTTATTCTTAACATAATTGATACAAAAGTTTGCTATTTCTTCTTCTAATTCTGCATAAGGTAAAGCCGATAAATAACTTGGATTTGAAAAATAGAACTGCCCTACTTGATAATCTTTAATAACAAATATTTCGCTACGCTTTGCACCTTTGCCATAACCAAAAGCATCCATTCTTTTTGGCGGATACTTCATTTGATTATTCCAATCATACGAATAGAAATATCCTGTAATGTTACCTTCATCATTTGCCTTTTCGGGTGCTATCTTTTCGGTTGGCACGTGGACTATTTTAACAGGCGCATTTTGTAAGTACATAACCTCAAATGAAGCCATACCAAACATTTCAAAATCCTTTACAATGCGTCTTACTTCTTTTTTTGGAAGTAAAGGGATTTGAATGTTCAATCCTAAGCCGTAAATCATTTGACTATACGCATCAATTACAGCGGAGTTTGTTGGACTTCCATTATATCGGTCAATAATGTATTGAAAAAACTCGTTATTATATCCGTTTAAAACCCAATCAGTACCATATTTTTCTACAATATCGGGTCTGACATAACTTTCGAGTTTAAATATTTCTACTTTATTCATAGTAATTTGTAATTTTCGATGTCTGTTTCATTAGTAGCGTATGCTTTACCTCTCCAAATAGTTAGAATATCGCTTATTATTTCGATGTGATATGAGCCACCCTCTTTAAATTGGTAGTCAAAAGGTATAATTGAGTACCCGTTTTCGCAAAAAACCGCTTTATTTTCGAGTGTTGTAAGCACATCGGTAAGCTCGTGGCGTATATTTACTGTACATTCCTCTACTTTATAGCGTGGAATTATCTTTAAAATATGACTTTCGTTTGATGGTTTGAACACTTGCATACTCTTATAACGAAAATCTTTTATTTTTTGCCAAAAAAAAACACCCCGATTGGAGTGTTTTTAAAACAAAACATATTAAATTTAAACCTCACCTACATAACTATCAACTACTAAAGCATATAAAGCTGTTTTCATTGCGCTGTTTAAAAATGGTGCGCCTCTTTTTTCTTCTGCTGTTAACTCGATTGTAAATCCTGTTAAGTCACCACTTGCGCCACCTGTTACAACTGTTCCACCAGTCAACTCCGCTCCGTTCTCTAATCCTACAATAGTAATGTTACCATTGTAATCTTCAACAAATACTATCGGTCTGCCATAAGCCATTAACGTCAATTCATTTTGAGCTTCTGGTGTTAATTGTGGAAGTGTACCCGCTACAACTTGGCTGAAAAATGTAGTACCATTATCTCGTGACCCTGTCATTGTTTGAGTGGAAGTGTTGGCTGTGCCTTTCAATTCCCACTTAAATACGTCTGCCAAAGTTCCTAAGCCAGTCACTACATCATTTGCAACTACGATACCATAAGCATCGTAGTTTGCAAAGTATAGATTTTTAATTCCGCCCTTTTGGTCTTTACATGGCAGTTTTCTGCCTTTTGCTAAATCACAAGCCATAATTTTATATTTTTAAAGGGTTAAGCGATTGGACGAGCCCAAACGATTTCAGCACCATAAGCGTACTGTACACCAGCATTGTAAACCATTGTTCCTCTTACTTTACCAGTAAGTAAACCGATACTATCTTCATCTACTACGTCAATAGTATTGTGGTCAGCCATTGCGCCTGTTCCAAAAGCTAAATTTTTAGGGTCTGCAACTACTATTGTGTTTGCTGGTAAACCTAAATCTACTACTAAAGTATAGTTACCGAACACTAATGAAGTGTTTGCGTTTCCACCTAATCCGTTTGCAATTCCTTTTGATGCTAAAAAGAAGTTATAAAATTGAGCAATATCAGGAGAAACTGATACTTTCAAATTATTGTTACCTCTCAAAGCAATAGGCACCGCAGCCAAAGCTAATTTGATTTGAGCTTCTACGTTAGCTTCCGTTACTGTATCTAAATCAACGTCGATTACATCGTCATCGGCTAAGAATAATTTCAAGAAACCATCAAATTGAGATGTAGTTGTACTGTCTCCGCTCCAAATTAATGAATTAAAATCCTCTACATTGTTTGCTAACTTATTAGCAATAATTGCATCTAAGATTTCTTTGTTCATTGTTCTATTGTGAGCTGATGCACCCATTGACAATTCACCCCATTCTGCTCTAAAATCTTCTTTACAGATATCCCAATCATCTTTGAATTTTTTAGGAGCTAAAAGTTTCTCGGTTAAAGTAATTGAACCGCCTGGAGTGTGACCGCAAGTATAAGCTCTGCGTCCATTTGTTGTGGCTAATTTTTTTAACCATAGTTCATAATTTACATTATCATAAATGGTAACTGCTCCATTTTGGATAGCACCGATTTGTTTAAATGTTTTTAGGAAAAAACCACCTGCGTCTCTTCCTGCATAGTTTGATGTTACTGATACTGTTGTTGGCATTTTTTTATTTATTTATTAGTTCGTTAAAAATTTTCTCTCTAAATGTTTTTGGTTCTTTAATTTCAAAATTTGGTTTTGCTTTTGTTTCGGCTTTTAGCTCGATTGTAGCAACTTCCTTATCGTGAAATTCTTTTTTGATAGCTTCGATTTGTGCATCAAAAGATAATTTCAATTCTTCTTTAATCTTTGATAATTCCGTAGCCATATCAACTTCTACTTTTTCCTCTTCTGGAGCTTCTGGCATAATAATTTCTGAAATAGTACCATCGGTAACTGTAAATACAGTCCCATCTTCTGCGCTAAAAGTTCCATCAGGAACAGTTGAGCCAACTTCCAAAGAAGCTAACTTAGTTTCTACTTCGGCTGGAGTTTCTTCAACAACCGCTGGAGTTTCTTCCGCCAACTCAACAACTTCTTCTTTTGTGAAAAGTGCTTTGAGTGATTTTAAAAATTCATTTTCTTTACTCATTTTATTTGTGTTAATATTAAATTCGCCCTCAATAGAAATGCCTTTTATAGCACCGCTTTTTATTTTTTCTTTCACTTCTTCATTATCAACTTTCATAGTAACAAACCAAGTGCCTATTGGTAAATCAAAACCGTAGTTTGTTGACTTGTCATTATCAAACTCTTTTAACCAGCTTTCAACAACCGTAACCCCCTCGAGTTTAATATCGGTATGTTCTAAATTAGACTTACTTTGATTTCCATTAATATGAAATTGTCTTTGTGCTAATTCGATTGTTTCTTTTGGAAAAAGTATATTATACTTTTCGCCAGTCTTAGGGTCAACTCTTAAAATTTTTTGATTTGGAATTAATACAGGCGTTACCAATAATCCCTTTTCAGTTTCTTTTAAAAGTATTAACTCATCTTCTTTACTTAAGTAAATTGCATCAGTTTCAATGGCTGGTTTTTCGACTAAAGCATAGCCGAATACCCCTCTTTTTTCATCGGGATTAAATTCTACTAAATAAGTATCGATACTTTCCATAACCTATAAACGAAATCTTTTTTTTATTTGCCCTTTTTTTTATCCTAAACTTGCATTCTGAACTATATTTCTATTTGCACTTTGAGCAGTAGTCACATTGTTTGCTACTACAACCGCTTGTATTGGTGGCTGTGGTTGTCCTAATGTTTGAGCGATTTGATTAACACCGCTATTACCTACAACATTGAACGATGGAGCTTGTGCGCCTCCGCTTCCAGCACCGCCACCGCCACTGCCTATTGATGGTGCGCCACCACCACCGCCATCAGCTTTGGTGCTAATAATATTTTTAACTGCTTTAAAACCTATTGCAGCAACCGAAGCTATGTTTACTAATTTAACTCCAAACTCAAAAGGTGTAACCGCCTTTGTTGCTAACTCGGCTGTAATACCTTGATATGTATTCATCAAAGCTTGACTAATTGCAAATGCTTTTCCTACCTTACTATTTTTGCCTAATAATTCGGCAACCTTTCCGAATGTAGCACCAGCCAAAGCAAGTTCTTGTTCTTTAATTATTTTTTTTCGTGCTAATTCTTCATCGTCTTTTGCTTTTTGTTTGTCTCTTGCCTCTTGGTCTAATGCTTCGGATGCTGTTATAAATTGTGATTGTAATTCTAAAGTGCTTTCATTTGCTAATTCTAAAATTGATTTCTTTTCCTCAAATTCTCTTGTTAATTTTTGTAGTGGAGTTTCTGCTGGTTCTAAAGATTTTAATACTTCATCGGCTTGTTTTTTTATTTCTAAATCATTTGCAAACTTTGCGTTATTAGTTGCAATTTGTAAATCTATTTCTCCTTGTGCAACACTTTTATCAAAGTCTTCTTTTTCTTTTCGTGCTTTTTCTCTATCCGCTTTTTCTTGAGCTTCGGCATCTTCTCTTGACTTTTTTTGCGCATCACGTCTTTTATCTGCTATTCCTACTTCAAATTCCAACTGTGCATTATCCCTATCATAAGCTAATTTTAAACTTTCATCTGCTATTTTGTTACGCTCTTCTAATAATTGAGCGTATGCTTTTGCAGATAGTTTTCTGTTTTCTAATTCTTTATCAATTCTTTTTAATTCACTATTATAAGCAGTTGCTCTTTCAGCTTCACCATCCTTTTCAATTTCTCTTAATTCCTTTTCGCTTTTACCCGCTACTTTTGCTTTTAATACTCTTGTTTGAGTTAAACGCTCAATACCAGATATTTCATTTTTTAAACTATCTGTATATCGCTTTTGTGTTTCAGTTAATGCTTTCAATGCCTCATCTTGGTCTTCCGTTGCTTCGGTGCTTTCAGTCATTTTAGCAATTAAAAATCCTAATCCAACAACAAGCGCACCTAATCCCGTACTAACTAATGCTACTCTTAATGCTTTCAATGCTCCCGTTGTTGTACCTACTACGGTTGCATAAGCTATTTGTGCAACTGTTTGAGCTTTTGTTGCAACCGTTGAAAGCCCTATTGATAATGCTGTTTCTTTTTGCAATGCGTTTGCTACCGATTGAATACCTACTGTTAAACCAATAGCACTTTCAACCTTTAACATTGTTTCTTGCAAATCCTTATTCTCACTTCCAAGTAAAGCACTTGCAGAAGTGGCTATACTAAATGCACCCGATAACGCTTGTACACCACCTACAACCGCATCTATATTTTTTGTATCACTTCCTAAGTTTTTAACTCGGGAAGATATGTCGCTAATTTTATCTGAAACCTCTCCAGCTCTTTGTGCTATTTTATTATATTCTGCACTGCCCTCTGGAAGTTCTGCGAGTTGTTGTTTTAATCTACGCAATTCCGAGCGTAAACTTTCGCCTTGCTTTTCAGTTTCTTTAAATTGATTTTGCAAAGCATCAAGACCGCCGTTTGCATTTAATACATCAACATCAATTTCTATAACTTTCTTAATCGCCATTGTCTTTTATTTTTTTTAATTGCACCTTTGAAATTCTTAGGCAGTTCATTTTTGCCCTTTGCGATTTCTATATTTTCGCTTCCTACTTCCCAATTATGTAACTGTAAAAGTTCTATTATTAATTTAAGCATTTTGTAAAATTGGTATGTTAAAATCTGTTACGTTTCCTTGAAAGTCTGTAAATTTTGAGTTTACAATATGTGTTCTTGGTGATGCTGTTCCGTTTGCACTTATTGTTAATTCGACTATAACATCATCGTAAACTATTCCTGTTCCTGTACTTGTTACAAATCCTGTATTCGTTGGCACTAATATACTTTCGTAACCGCCACGATAAAATACAACTTCTATTTTTTGTGCTGTGTTGTCAATTATCAAATTATTAATATTTGCAAATCTGTAACCTATATTATTAAATCCAGCTACGCTTCGATAATCGGTTATCAACTCAAAATTAACTTCGTTGGTAGTAAGGTCGGTAGTCATTGTATTAATAATATATCGATTATCACGAATAGTTAAACGGTCTTTTAACTTTAAAGAATTAAGAAAAAACGATGTAACTTTTCCTTTGACTTTTAAAACACGAGTTTTGAGATTATAAAGATTGCTTACATAGTTTTCATATAAACGTCGGTAAAGTCCTTGAGGTGCATTTACTAAGTACCAAGGCGATATTTCATTACCCCAATTTAAAGACATTAAATAAGACAAATCAGTACCCGCTGTATTAATTTCATTTGAAAATCTTTGATATTGTGAAACGTCATAATGTGTTGAGCCATCTTTAATTTTTATATGGTCGCTGTGGGAAGCTCCAAGTAATTCTAATCCGTTACGATACATCAAGACTGGCTTAGGAGTGTACGGACTTAAGGCACTATTTAGAAATGTGTTTGTCATAAACTTAAAGCCCGTAGTTCGCTCCCACATTGGATTTTCAAAAGGGAGTTTAATTTCATAGTTTGAACTCTCTGAACTTTCGGGATTGTCAAAAACCAAATCGCCATATTCACGATTAAATAACCCTCTGAAACTATTGTTGAGTATATTTTCTGATTTCTCATAAACAAAATTAATTGCTTTAAAAAGTTTTGGTTTATCAATATCCATCTCCATTGCATCAATGTATCTTGATGCCTCTTTGACTTGACCGCTTTCGTAAAATAAATCTAACGGCTCAAAGTGGAATGATGTTTCACTCGTTGGAGTTACCACCATATTAAACATTTTGACTATTCCCATAAAGAAGTCTGAAACTTTTATGTCGGGAACGTAGTTAAATAAATTTTGAAGATAGGGAATAGTTTGTCCTGTTGCATTAAAACCAGCACTGTCATTGCTAGTATAAGACAATCCAAGACTATACCTTTTATATATTAAATTAGTAATAAAAGTAGTGCTTCCTACAGATGAAATTACAAAGTAAATTTGATGGTTTAAAGGGTCATCTGCTCTATTTTGGTCATAAAGTAATAAAGAGTTATTTCCAATCAAATTATCAAAAGTATTAAAAAGTAAACCATCGACAAATACTTGCACTTTATAAACAATACTTCCGCTTGTTGGAGCTATATCTATTCCAATAACTAATCTTCTTTGCGTAGGATTTGTAAATCCATAATCCCAATTAGTTGTAATAATATCTGTTGTTAAATTTAATTCAAGAAAAAGAAATCCAGAAGTTGCTAAAAAATTTAATCTTTGACCTTGCGAGTAACCCCTCGGCAATTCGGCATTTTTCAACAATAACCATAATTCATTCACTTGAACATAATTGAAAAATGTGCCTGTAAATTCAAGACCATAATATTGCTCAATCATCTCAAAGATTTTGTTAACTCTTACTGCTGGAAATAAATCATTCCAAGGAATAGCACCAGCGTTTGTAGTTACATCGGTTGAACCTCCGTCATTATAAGTTAATCTTCGATTGTTACCGACCAAAGGATAGCGCACATCATAATTAGTAGATAGTGAAATCCTATCTATAACTTCGGCTGGAGTGTAATTATGATTTAATGCCAATGCTAAAGCAGTTCCAAAAACAACCTGTAACTTATCCTCTTTAAATTTATCTTTTAATTGAGTTAAATTTCCATAAAAGGTTACTTGATAGTTTTCAATGTACCCATCGTTCTTATTTGCTTTTTCGATTTGTAATTTTCCAGCTTTGAAAAACAAAGTATCAACTTCTATATATGCGTCGTATCTTCTACGGTGGTCGAAGCCGTCATCTACATTGCTGTTATACCAATGCGAAAAGATACTATTATTAATCTTTGATGCTGGAATAGTAAAAGATTGCGAGTAGTCGGTAAATAGTTTGCCTATATCGTTGAAGTTTTGAACGGAACTTGTAACGCTTACTTTCTCGTCGTCAAACTGCTCGATACGTCTGTACTCTTCACCTATTTTAATATAAATATCAACCATTACTGCACGTTGTTTATAGTGTTGAAATTGTATTCAAAATCCAATTCATAATTAATAACCCTATCTTTTAAATGGGTTTTAATTTGGAAGTTACTACTCTTTAATATTGATGGAACGTTATCTAATAATATTGTTTCGCTATTGAATAACTGCTCAATAATATCTGACATACTTTCGGCAACCCAACCTGTATTTAATTTAATAGCCCTTTTGCCTTCAAAGTTGAATTTCTGCTTTTGCCCTCGAAGTGGGTTGTAATCTAAGGCATCGGGAAGTAAACTATAATCTTTACTTTTCACATCGTAGGTTTCTGATTTTGCTTTGAAAAAGGTTATATACTCCCACCCACCAAATCGATTTATAAATGAGCAAATTACAGGCGTATATTTTGTTTCACATACTGGCTCGGCAAATAGTGTATAAAGCAAAGTTTCAGTAGTATCATTTACTATTTCAATTCGAGTACCATTATCAAAGTCAGGGTCATCAATCGAAAATCGAACTCTTAATAAAAAATTGTCGTCAGTATCATAAAGAGTAGTTGAAATTAAAGTATTTGTGCTATCATAAAACTTTATACTAATTGTTTCTGTTGTTACTTTTTCTTGAATTAGCAAATTGAAATAACTTTCATCGGTATAGCTTGGTGTCAAATAGTAATACCTTTTGCGACTATCTGTAAGGAGTTGAACTGTATCATTATTCGTTTGATTGTATCCACCTGTGTACGTTGTATAGCCATTCAATCCTATGTAATATGTTGTTTCAACTAAACTTTCAGTACCTGAAACTGTAGCATAGGTACTTACTTTGCAATAGCACCAATTATTATTATTTTCTTCTGCAATTACAGTAGTAGTCGGCGGATTAATAATATCAATATTCTCTTTTATAAATGGTGCAATATTATAACTGTTTGCCCTTTGCGTTGGACTTGATGCAATTCCTGTAAGTGTGTACATTGGAGTGGTCGGCTCGGTTTCACCCTTATGCCAAATGTATAACTCCAGCTTTGTAGCTGTTTGGTCTGCTTCGTTTATTGTAACTATGTAAGGACTTCTTGACTGTATTACTTCCATTGTGCTAATGATTTTCTTATTGTATTTTCGGTATCTAATGCGTATGCTTCAACAACCTCATCGGGTAATCTCTTAATGCCATCCTCAAAAGGTTTACTAAAAAATCGTGTTGGCTTAATTCCTTTTTGCCAAATGCTTCGGGTGATTAAAAAAGCCGTAGCATCATAACTCATAAACTGTCCGTTTGCTTTATCTTTAAATTGAAAGCGTCTATCTTTTACCCATTGATTAATTGCTTTTGTAAGTCCACCACTTTGCCCTGTTCTACTTCCAAATCTAAATCCACCATCTTTGAACGTGCCTAAACTTTGACCGCTTGATTTACCCTTAACTCCGCTATCTTGGAAAACTCCATAATCTTCCATCTCAAAGTAAACACCTATACTGTTTTTACCTACAAATGTATCACCCTTGATTGAGTTGTAAAGATTACCTTTTACATTCTTTTTTTTGCGTGTTAAGTTTGACTTAGCTTGGCTAACTACATACTTCGTGAACTTCTTTAATATCGCATCTAAATTAGCATCCATCGCAAACAGTTGTATCGTTATCAGGGTAACTTAATACTAAATCCAAAGTCATTCCATCTAATCCGTTTGTAAATGCTTTGTTGAATATTGTTGGCTCGGTTGCACTTTCAAACTCAATATCAAAATCATTTCTTGTTAATCTTAACTTCTTTGTGAGGTTGTTTAGTATTGAGTGTATTGAAGCGAAGTTGTCCAATCGGTTATCGTTGCCTAAAAACTTATTTGTTATCGTAGTCTTAACCTCATCTCTTTGTGCCAAAGCTGTAATTTCAAAACCTATTGTCTTTGTTTCAAAGTTTGCTGATATGATATTGATATTTACTAAATTGTAAATGTTCTTTTTATCAAAGTCAATACTATCTTCGCTTTCCATTAAAGTAATGGTATTTACGTCGCTATCGTTTTGTAAAATAGTAGCAATTAATTCTATGCAGTTGTATATCGGATTTCTCATTTTAAAGTTTTTAAAATTCTTGTATTTTCTTTATCCCAATCGTTTATAAATTCACAATGTGTTAAAAATTGGAATATTGTAAGTTCGTAAACTTTGGAATGTTTGAAGTAATCTCTTCCAGCGACTGCATCAATGTATGCATACCAACTCCATTTTTCTCTAAAAGCGTTGACTGTTCCGCCGTTAGTTCCTGCTCCAAAAAGCTCGGTAAATGTTTCAGCAATTCTCTGCTTAAATCCCAAAAAAAAACCTTTGCCCCTAAGAAAGCCATCGCTGGAGCGTGTGCCATTTTAAGATAATTATCCTCTGTCCCTTTATAATCTTCAATGTTATAAAGTTTGCCAAACTTGTTTTGAATAGGTCGGTATGCTACCGCTAAGAAGCGAAGTATATCGGTTTCAGCGTAGGTATCTAAATCGATGTATTCTGCCGTAGTAAGGTTATCAAAGTTCGGAATAAAGCCATACGTTATGCCATTCATTTCAAATCTATCTATTAACGCTGGTTCGGTTTCAAATAGCTTTGTAAGGTCGTGCAATATTTCTCTAAACTCTTTAAGTGGGATATTTAGAACATCAACAAATGATACATCACAAAGGATTGACACCATTTGATATTCTAATATTGAGGTTTGATTTTCCTCAACTGCTTTATTCCATCGTATCATTTGCTCGATGGTTATCTCGTTGTAATTTTGTGGGATTGTTATCGTCATATTACTATAACGAAAAAAAAGTATTTTTTTCTAATAGACGTAATATTTTCCTTTGTTGGGTTTGCCTATAAAATCCCAAACCACATAACATACTGGGTCTAAATGATGGTTGTAATCGTCTATTGGTGTTTGCGACTTCTTATCGTGCCAAATATAATTATTCAATTCCTTAATAACATTTATACTGGTTGGGTCAACTATTAATTCATAATCTTGCATTAAAGCAATTCTATCAATTATCTTTGGTTTTTCAATACCTTTAATATTCAATCCTCTTTGCTTTAACTCACTTATTAAACGTGGCTCGGCACTATCTGCAACGATTAACTCTTTTTGAACATGCTTTATATTTTCGTGATATATTTCTGTTGTTGTCAATCCTGTTTTATGAAAACACTCTTTGATAAATATCCTTTTATTAACTTTATCAATACTAACTTTGTCTAATGTAGTTGGGTCGATACTGAACCCATAATCCTGTCCAAATACTACTTTGCTGTGTTCCTCAAAATCACCTATTCGCCAGTTAGAATAAACAACTCCTTCCGCTTTGTTTAACCACCCACCTAATATCTGATGTTTGTACTTTTCGGGATTGGTTAATTCAATTCTTTTAACCTCGTTTATAAAGCTATCATCTAAATTGTCTATATTATCTAAATAGGTAGTATGTATGTAGGTTGTATCATCTTTAATACCATTAAACCCCTCTTGTACGCCTCTATCTTCAAAGAAGCGTTTATAAATCCAATGCTCTTTTGTTGCTGGATTTAAAATTAAAATAACCCTATTCTGTTTGCCCTTTTGTCTAATTGATAAATTGATTTTGTCAAAGGTAGTTTCATCGGTTAACTCTTCGGCTTCATCTAAAATCCACGTTGTAACGCCCTGTAATGATTTGAGGTTTGCGGTCTGGTCACCGCTGGAAGTTCGTATGCCTCTAAATATTATTTCGCTATTGCTTTGTAGGTTTTTTATTTCTGATTTACCAACTTCAAAGTTTGAGTTTAGTTCTAATAAATCAATCTTTTGTTTAAATTCTGGAATAATTGAAAGGTGCGCTGAGGTCATCGTTTGGCGGGTGAATAAAATTCTATGCCCTGCTTCAAAAGATAAAAGGCTGGTAAACCTACCAACCTCAAATGACTTACCACTTCCACGACCTCCTGTAATTACAAAGTACCTTGTTTGATTACCTAATCTATTCCAATTCTTCGGGTGTTTCTTTATCATAAATTTTAGAAATATCGAAGTTTGTATTTTTGTTTTCACTTTCAATAAACTGCATAGACAATTTCTTTAACTCCTCTGGCGTTGCAATCAATTTCATTAATGCCATTTGCAAAGCTGGAGCATTTGATGTGTACCATTTTGAACGCATTGAAACTTTTAAAGAAACTCTATTAGTTTCTAACAATTCTTTTAGTTCGTTAAATTCGTTAGAATTAATATCAAAGTATTCGTAAAAAGTAGGTTTTGAAATAGGCAAAAAAGCAACTATATCTTCTATAAAGAAAAGTTTATGTTTAACTATTACTTCCTTAGCTTGTTCAAATATTTTAATCCTGTCGTATGCCATTATCTATGTGCCATTTCATAAAAACAATCAGGTGCTTTCGTTGTTGGTTTATATTCTTTTGGTAATGCTTTACAATCTTTTATAAACTGCTCGGCTTCGTCTCTTGTTTCACAAAGTTTAACATCAATAATTTTTTCAATGCCTTTGCTATTTAACTGGGTGATTGTGATTTTATATTTCATAATGTAAATTTACGGATAATTATCCTATATATTTAAAACTTACCGTTATTCTATTTGAACTTGTACTTCCTTTTTTATTTTTGTTTTGTATTTTACCACTACCACTACCACTACTTGTCCTGCCTATCCTTGTTATAATCCAATTTTTATCATTTTTTCTTGAATTAATAAAAGCAGGGCTTGAACTTGTTGAAATAAATCCTTTATTATTTTGTTTTAATATTTCTGCAATATTACAACTTAATTTATGACCTAAACCGATACCTTGATAATCAGGTAAAACTACTGTTCTATGTTCTTTCCAATGATTTTTTAAAATTGGATGCGGAAAAGGTAAAACACTACAAAATCCAAAAATATTATCATTTATAGTGCCTATAAAAACTCTTGCAGCATTATTATGCGAATGGCTTAAATAATGATATTTACTAAACATTGACCAATATTTTGATTTTTCTTTTGTTTCGTATATTTTAAATTCAATTTCTGGTCTATTTTTTTTTTGCTCTCTATAATCATAGAAAGTCATATCATTTGTATTAAAAACCCAATCAGGCAATAACCAATCTTCTACATCGTGATGGCAAGTAATTGCAATAAATTTTTTATTTGTTTTTCTTATTGCTTTCTGCATAGCAAAAGACCCTATTTTAGCTACTTCCCTATCTACTACAGATGTAAATTCATCAAAAGCAAATGTTTCGTTATCTGATAAAATACCATTTGCTAAATCAACTCTCATTTTTTCACCATTTGATAAAACTGAATAAGGTTTTAACCAACTTGGGGGACTTGAAAATCCAACTGAATTAAATGTTTTACAAATTTCTTCTACTGATTTATTTTTTGGCATATCATCCAAAATGCTTTCGCTTTTATATTCAAATGAATTAATTAAAACATCTGAAAATATTTTTTTTGCTATTGTAGTTTTACCAGTTCCTGAATGACCAACAATTAAACCTATTTGCCAATTATTATCAATGTCAATATTTCCTTTAAATCTTTCTTCTATAATATTTGAAGATAAATCAAAAGTACCTTTAACACTTTCTATTCTAAAAGTGCTTTTTGGTTCGTGTTTTTTTATAATGTCAAAAGTCGGCATTCGTAATTTCTTTCTATTAATTCGTTATACAATAATTCTTGTGTTTTTTCATCAGATAAAATTACTTCAATTCTATAATTTGTTTCTAAATTATCAGACAAATCATTATCTTCATTTTGATTATCTAAATCAAAAGTAGGAATATCCAATCCCCACGCTTCCAATTGTTCAACATCCCATTCATTCGCTAATATATCCCAATCCCATTCTCCACCGCTTGTATTATCTTTAATTAAAAACTCACGTTGTTGTTCTTCTGTTAAGTCCGCAATAATAATAGGCACTTCTTTTAATCCAGCTTCTTTACACGCTTTGTATCTCATATTGCCTCCGAGTATAATCATATCTTGATTAACTACAATAGGGCGGATGTTAAGCATTTCTGGAAAGTCTTTAATAGACTGCACCAATTTTTTAAACTTATCATCTTTGATAAGTCTTGGGTTGTTTGGGTTTACTTTAACCTCTGAAAGTTTTACTAATTGCATGAAACAGTATAATAATTCGAGTTGTTTATCAATACATAACCATTTGTCGCTGGGAGTGTTGTAGCTTCGGAATATTGAAATACATAATCCCACACCCACGTTCCACCTTGATAACCTATCGGCTTGTAAACGTAGTAAGATTTAATACAGG